ATTTAACTCAATAGCCCTTAATAAAAGACCCCTAGACCTTTCTTGGGTGAAAAAATCATCAGCATCCGACAAAAAAACTGCGGGATAATCTTTCTTATATTCTAATGTCTTTTTAATTATACGATTCTTAGCTTGTCCAACTGTATCTGCCTTATTAAATTTAAATACATTAAATTCTTTTGCGGAGGAATAGCTACTTAGTGATTTAGCTATTTTTAAAGTATTGTCGGTACTTTCGTCATCTGCAAAGTGAAAAACCCAATCCATGTGCATCATGGCGTTTTCTATTGAACTAAATACGATGGGGAGCCATTCGGCGGCATTTCTCGCGGACATTACTACTTGACACCCTTTTTTCTCCCATAAATTTTTATTTTTTAATTTTTGGGCTTTTTCTGAGAAAAATTTTTGTCTTTCAGCTAATTCGCCTATCATTAATTATGATAATGTTTTATTCTAAAAAACACCATAAAAAGTGTAAATTACACTAAGGTATAAGGTTTAATATGTCCTCTATATATGATACAATTGCAGTTTGGAGTGCTGGAGATTTCGTAGAAAATGATATTAGAGAATATCCAGCGAATAGTAACCAGTACTGGTATTCGCTGAAAGACGAGACTGGCAACACTGCCCCAACCGTAGGAAGCGTCCAGTGGGGCGGTAGAACCACATTTGCAATACAATCCTCAAGCAACACCACAAATTTGCCTGAGTTTATTTGGACACCCTCTTATAATCAAAGTGCAGAGATTTCACCTCGTGTTTTGGCGGTAAGGTTTGGTGACGGGTATACCCAAAGAATTCCAGATGGAATCAACAATAACTTATTAAACTTAGACCTCACTTTTGAAAATAGATCAGAAAAAGAAGCAACAGCAATTGCTCATTTTTTAAATGTTAGAAGAGGGGCAGAAGCTTTTTGTTATACGCCCCCCTCACCATACGCAACCCAAAAGTTATTTATATGCAAAAGTTTTACTTCGACTTTTGTATTTAATGACAACTTGACAGTTAGCGCGAAATTTGAAGAAACACCTCTGTAAGAATGGCTGATTTTAAAAACAGTTCAAATGATAGTGGCGGCATTATATCAAATGTTGGTAATGCTCAAAGCTCTATTAAAAAGCTACACGGTGAATCTGCAAAGTTGGAACCTACGGCTCTTATTGAATTGTTTGAAGTAGACCTTTCCGACATTCTTAGCCCTGATAGGCTAGAAAAAAGAGAAAAATTTAATCAACTTAACGTTCTTGCTGGAGGAACTTTGGTTACTGACCCAACTAGCGCGGAAATAAGCGTATTTAGATTTCATAATAATATAAAATTAATTAAAAGAGACATTTGGTTTCAAGGTAATAGATATTTTCCTTTCCCATGTAAAGCTGAAGGGTTTGAAGTTAACTCCAATGGAACTGCTGCAACCCCCAAAATAACTTTTGGTTCAAGAGCCGATGGAAGTACTCGGTTTGCAATTTTAAAAGAATTACTAAAAGACCTAGATGATTTGGTCGGTGCAAGAGTGAATAGGATAAGAACTTTTGCTAAATTTTTAGATTCTAAAAACTGGTATGATGATAATGGTGATAAATTATATGAAGATATCCCCAAAGACATTGCCCCTGATGAAGGCGCGTTTTTTCCGCCCGATGTTTATTATGTAGACAAAAAATCATACGAAGACAAAACTGGATTACAGTTTCAGTTAGCATCGTATGTTAATTTCGAAGGCATGAAATTACCTCGAAGGATTTTTAATCAAAACAGGTGTCCTTGGACATATAGGGGGGCTGGTTGTGGCTATGAATATGATCAAACAGCTACTGATCAAAAACTTAATAAAAATGTATTAGATATTTTTTATAAAACAAGCCTACCAGAAAAAGCACCCCCTGTTGCCACAGAGAATAATGAATTAATACAAGACATTATTCCCGGATTCAGCCCAAACACATGTAATACACCAGTGCAGTGGGGTCAGAATGTTGAATACGTAGATAAAGCCGTGGTTTACATTGTACATAAAGACAAAAGATATTATTTTGTATCAAAAAAAGCTGTGCCAGCTAATACGCCGCCGCCGAATGATGAATACTGGATTGCTGACCAATGCTCTAAAACCCTAGCTGGCTGTAAAGCTAGGTGGGATTCTGAAGTTGATTTACCCAGAAGCCCTTACAATGGAGCATTGCCTTTTGGTGGCTTCCCAGCGATAACAAAAAGATGAAATTAACAAAAAAAATTAAAGAAAAAATAAAAGAACATGCGCTAAAAGAAGCCCCGCATGAGTGTTGCGGTTTAATTGTGTCCAGTGATAAAAATGTTAATGTAGTTCCATGTAATAACGCCTCTTCTTCACCAGAACACCACTTTAAAATTCCCCCATTTGATTATGTCAGGGCTTGTAACTCTGGAAAACTAGAAGCTATTTATCATTCGCACCCCGATGGCCCTGCAGAGTTTTCTTTGGCTGACCAGCAAAACTACAACGCCACAAAAGAAAGATTTATATTATACAGTGTAAAAGACGACAGGTTCTGTGATTCTTTGGAAGAAGAAAATTGTGATCTGCTAGGAAGGTCTTTTGAATTGGGCATAACAGACTGTATGAACATAGCGCGAGATTACTATGTAAGTAAATTTGGCATAAAAGCAGAATATGATGAAATTTGGCCGAGTAACGGTTACTACCTTAAAAAAAATGGAGAGGTTAACATAAAAAAAGTTATTGAAAGAATTAAGTATTTTAATTTTTCTTTAATAAAAGATAAAAGCCCAAAACAACATGACCTTCTTGTTTTGAAAGCTACTGGTCCGAAAGACATTTGGCCGTGTCACCTTTCCATTCATGTTGGTCACGACAAGGTTTTGATGCAAACAAGCAAAAGAAAATCTGGACTTGTTGATTATAAACCAGTTGTAGAAAAAAATTTATTAATGATATTTAGACCCAATTTTATATGAGCGAACTAGTTAAAATAAGAATGCATGGCATTTTTGGCGAAAGGGTTGGAAAAGAATTCAACCTCGCAGTCAATAGTGTGCCCGAAGCCTTTCATGCAATCAACGTACTAACTGATGATAGCTGGAGAAAAATGCAGCTACAAAATATAGAAGACAATTTAAAGTATAGCATCTTAATTAATGAAAAACCCGTTGACCTTACTAGCTTAAGCCATATAGATGAAAACAACATCTACAGTCAAGAGGTTTTAAATTCTGTTCGTAATTCAGAATTATTTTTAAATCAAAAAGAAAATTTACGCTCGATAGATATTGTACCCAATGCCGAAGGCAGTGATGCCGTTACTATTGCATTCATAATAATAACAATAGTTACAACAGTAATTCAGCTTCTGCTTATGAAGCCGCCAAAGTTTGATGATTTTAGAGAAATAGAAGAAACGAGAAAAGGGCAATCATATTTATTCAGTGGCCCCACGAACACGGTAAATGAGGGAGGGCCTATACCCTTGGGATATGGAAGGGCTGTGGTAGGAAGTCAGGTGATAGCTCAAACTTATCAAGTCTACTATGAGAATGCCGATGGGACTGATGCAAACGTTAGTTCTACTGAACGAGTTTCACAAACCGATACTACTTCAAATACTAGTTTATCTAATATTTCAGAACCAGAAAGACCTATGGGCGAACTATTTGGAACCACCAACATTGGAATGCAGTACTAAAAAAGGAAAAAGGAAATGGCTAACACACAAGAGGGTATAATAATAGATGGCGTAAAGAAAAAATCTATCGCCAATCTAGAAACTGTCGATTTGATGTGCGAGGGTCCAATTGATGGGTTGGTAAATACAGAATTTACATACGTGGGCACCCTTGGCAATGTTGGGTGGGATAGTGTGACTCGACAGCCCTCTAAAAGCTTTTTGCGTTCGACTTATCTAAACGGAACCCCGGTGATGGATGAACAGGGGCTTTATAATTTTCAAAATATACAAACAAAAAATTCAAATGGTTTGCCAAATGGTTTTACAGCTAATCAACAATTTTTGGTTGACTCAGACATGCAAGACGCATCAATTAGACACTGGGCACTTCCCGCTTCACTAGGTGGTGCTGAGTTAAATAAGGTAAAAGGTTTGTCTTGGCCAAATGTAAATTATAAAAAAGAATTCATCGGAGAGATGCCAAGCCACCATGTGTTGCAAAGCACAGAGCAAATAAAATATGGAGAACATTCTTTAAAGTGTGAAAGAGACAGTAGCTATATTTATTACAGAGACTCAAACCGTGGCAGTCTTGAGTATAACTTGTGGGCTCTTCAAACAAACAACGACAGTAACACACCCGGTGCTCGCGAAAAATTAGAATTTACATTTGAGGCTTGGATATATCCCACTAGCAACAAGTGGATGTCAATATTTTCACATGGTTACCCTTATTCACATGAGGGCTTTAGTATAGGTACTTATAGGGATAAAGTTCATTACACCAATGGTGGGACACATCATTACTCTGACGCAGGAAGCATAACCTATAACCAATGGCAACACATTAGTGTAGTTTTAAAGAGTAGACATGTAGCAATTTATATAAACGGCGAAAGATCGGGCAGTTATAGGTATTATCCCCACGTTCACATTAACTACAATCATCCCCTGATGATTGGCGGCCAAGCATGGCACGGTTGGTGGTGGCGTGGCTTCGCAGATAATATAAGGTATTCAAAAGTTGCTCGTTTAAATCCAACGTCGCCCGACAGTTACCAAGACTCTTTCGGAGGTCCACCGGGCCAAATGAAAACAGACAAATTTACCCTTTTATTGATAGACGCAGAAGAAGTGCGTGG